ATTATATTTTTCTTTTAAAAAACTCGATAATAATACCATAATTTTAATTCCATTATTTATTCCAAATAATTTTAATAAATTATCAATATCAACATCTGATTGCAATGATTGAAAATTAAAATCTAAAATAAATTCTTGTATATCAGGAATAGAATATCCCAAATTTAATAGATAGCTTAACATAGATCCAATAGATGTACCAACATAATTATTAATTTTATCAATATCTATAATTGATTTATTTATGAGGTTATTTAATACTCCAATAAAAGCAAAACCTTTAATACCTCCACCACTTAAACACAAAGTGTCGTAAACGTTCATTTAAATATTTTAGTGTATGAATCTTTAAATAAAAAATTCTAGATTATAGTAATGGTTAAAGCTAATGAATTAATAAATTCCCAAAAAGAAAGAGATGAAAGGAAAAAAGATACATTTGAAAAAATTTTTATTCATGTTGAAAAAAAAATTATAACAGCTAGTTCAGGTAATTATTATTATACTTGGTATCAAATACCTGAATTTTTAGTAGGATTGCCAATGTATTCTATAGTAGAATGTCAATCATATATTGAAAAAAAATTAAAATCTAATGGTTTTGATACAGAATTTTATGAACCAAACTTAATTCACATAAAATGGTTTCCAAAAGAAAAAAAATAGTTATTTTTTTAAATTTGTTATTTTGTTATATTATTAATTAAATTAAAAAATAATAATATTGATATTCCAGCTAAAATAATAACAATAGTATCTCTATTGTCATCTATTAAACATTGGAAATTATCAATTATATGAGGTTTAAATTGATTTCTCATTTTATTATAACACTTCCTACAACTTTTAACGTGAAGCATGAAATCATCACATGAATTAATTTCTTGATGGTTATTATCATAATTATCAACTTTTTTAACTTTGTTGATAGTTCCTGATTTTTCATTAGTATAATCTAAATTAATTATTTTTTCTTTTTTTGGGGAAGGATTTTTATGATCAATATATTCATCAATTTGGTTACTCATAGAATTGCAGCCTTTACCCCATGCATCTTCTATCGAACAATAGTTCATATTCTATTGTCTAATGCTAGATATTAATTTCTAAATTAAAATATAATGAATTTTAATAAAATACATGAATTAAAATCAAATAATTTATTTAAAATATTTTTATTAATTAGTTTATTTTTTTTATACAAAACTAATAAAAAAATAGCATTAATTTTAACAGTTTTTATTGTCTTATACTGTTTTTCGTCTTATACAGAAAAATTTACAGAAAAAATTTTAACAATAGAAAAAGCTATTGATAATGTAAATCCAGAACAACTTAGAATTGGTCATACTATAGATATAATTAGATTTGAAGAATTATGTCATAAAATAATGTTGAAAGCTAAGAAAGATATAAAACTTTTAGAATCGATAAAACAAAAAGTTATTAAAATTTATGGAGAAATTAAGAGAAATAAAAAATTAGCAAATTATCTAAAATTTAATAATTTAATAAATGATTCTAATTTACCAGTATTTATAAATGAAATACCAGATGTTATTTTATTAAATGAAATTCAAATATTAGTTTTAACCATGAATAAAAATGATTTTGAAAATATTATAATATAAATTTATTAAAAAAATAATCTAATTATTATATATATAGTATGGAAGTTGTTAATAACAAATATGTTTCTACAGCTATAACTATTGGTTTAGGTTTGTATGCTGCTTTATTAGGTCCAAATTTACCTACTTTTGTTAAAGATTTATTTAAAAATACCCTGTTTAGAATTTTAATTTTATTTTTAGTTGTAGTAAGAGGCAATAAAGATCCCAAAATGGCTATTATGATCGCTGTAGCTTTTGTTCTTACTCTTGATTATGTCTATGTTAGAGATGCTAAAGAAGCATTTGAAAGTTTAGAAGACAGTGTTGAAGAAGGAATGGAAGACAGTGTTGAAGAAGGAATGGAAGACAGTGTTGAAGAAGGAATGGAAGACAGTGTTGAAGAAGGAATGGAAGACAGTGTTGAAGAAGGCATGGAAGACAGCGTTGAAGAAGGAATGGAAGACAGTGTTGAAGAAGGCATGGAAGACAGCGTTGAAGAAGGTATGGAAGACAGCGTTGAAGAAGGCATGGAAGACAGCGTTGAAGAAGGTATGGAAGACAGCGTTGAAGAAGGCATGGAAGACAGCGTTGAAGAAGGTATGGAAGACAGCGTTGAAGAAGGTATGGAAGACAGCGTTGAAGAAGGTATGTAAGACAGTGTAGAAGAAGGTATGGAAGATGGTAGTAAAGATTCTACTATTGAAGGTATGGGACGCAGGAGTGCGTATATGAGGAGGAGGTGCCGGAGAAATTGTTATTAAGTTTAGATGATGAATATAAAATCTTTATGTAGATGGTTTAAAAATTAAAATCATTGGACAAATCTTAAACTTTTATTATTTGACATTTATTTGTTTTATTTAAAATCTTCAAAGGTGTAAAAATAAATAATATAATTAAAGATGGTATTAACATCAGTTGTGTAAAAAACAGTAGTAATTATATACAAACTTCAATATTTCAAAAAACTTTTATTAATTTATAATAAAAATTTTATTTTATAGTTAAGTTATTTAACTATAAATTAAAAAGATTGCGTTAAGTTAAAGGAAAGAATATATATAATTATATAATGTCAGATTCAGAAACTTCATCATCAGAAATTAAAGTAAAATATCAAAATTCTAGAGGAGATAATTTACTTGAAGACAAAACTAATGAAAAAAAACAACAAACAACAGATACAGATTATTACTTTGGAATGATTGCTAATCCTAGTAAAATTACTGTAAAAGCTAAATCAGCAACTGAAACATCAGAATTAGATAATATGTTAAAAACAACAGAATCAGAATCTAGTAAAAAATCTAATAGATCCTCAAATTCAAATCAAGATAGTACCAAATCATCATCATCATCATCTAGAAAAACATCTGAATCAAAGGTTAAGTATGAACCGATTAATGTTATCCCAAGTATTATTCCACCTACTACTTTTAAACCTTCAATAAATCCAGTACCTAATATTCAACCTCCGCTAGTAAATAACAATGTTGTAGTTGATGATAAACCAAAACCTTTAACTCAGCAAGAAATTAGAATGAAAAAAATAGAACTATTAAGAAAGTTGTGCGAGATTAAATCAAAAGGTTATCAATTATCAAAAGAATATGATTTTAATTCATCATTAGAAGAAATGGAATATGAATATGAATTATTAAAAAGCTTTGCTGATAAAAGAAATGGGGTTAAAGTATTTAAAAATGGATTATTACAAGCTGTATCAGTAATAGAATTTTTAAATGATAAATATGATCCATTTGATTTTCAATTATCTGGATGGGGAGAACATATGTCTGTTGAAGTAGATTCGTGGGAAGATGTTTTAGAAGAAATTTATGAAAAGTATAAAGGTTCGGGAAAGAAAATGGCACCAGAAGTTAAACTAGTCTTTTTAATTATAGCTTCTGGATCAGCTTTTCATTTTACTAAATCCCAAGCAAATAAATTACCAGGATTAGATTCTATGTTGTCTTCAAATCCTGCATTATTAAGTAAAATTATAAATCCTGGTAAAAACGAAAGTTCACAATTTATGACTCCACAAGAATTAAATATTGAAAAACAAAGAGAAGAATTACGTAAAAAAGATGCAGAAAATAAACAAAAAATTCAACAACAATCATACATTGAACAATTACAATCTCAAATTAAAAAACAAAATGAATTATTATCTAAAAAATCAGAACCAACATCTTATGGTGCAGGATTTGGTAATATTTCATTAAATGAACCTCAACCTTCTAATTCTAAAATGTCTGGATTGCCTAAACAAATTCCAAGTAATCAATTAAGACCTAATGTTCCGGATATACGAGCACCTGAACAAGTTAAAAGTATTTTAGATAGATTGCATAATATTAAACCTTCTAATGTGAGATCAAATAATACAGATACACAAGATGAATCATCAAACAATGATAGAATTATAGAAGAATCAACGGTAAGCGAATCTAATAAAAAGAAACCTGTGAGAAAACAAAAAAAATCTAATATTTCTATTTTTTAAATTAATATTTTTTTAAATTAATTTAATTAATGCCTTTCTATTTTTATTTTTGAGCTAACATATTTTTTAATCGTTGTATCTCTTCATCTTTTTCTTTTAATAATTTATCTATATATGTTAATGATGGATTTACATTATCTGATTGTATAAAATAATTGGATTCAGATGAAGTAGAACTAAAAGGTCTTGATTGCATTCTAACTGGAGATTTTCTTAATTTAGATCTTAATAATGACCATTTTGATTGTGGTTCAGATGAAGTAGGACTTAATGTTCTTGATTGCATAGATTCTAAAGGTGATGTTTCACTGTTAACTTGAGATTGTCGTGGTTCAGATGAAGTAGGACTTAATGATCTAATTTGCATAGACTCTAAAGGTGATGTTTCACTATTAACTGGAGATGATGATCTAGATCTAAATAATGACCATTTTGATTGTATTGGTTCAGATGAAGTAGGACTTAATGATCTAATTTGCATAGACTCTAAAGGTGATGTTTCACTATTAACTTGAGATTGTGAACGTTCAGATGAAGTAGAACTTAATGATCTTGATTGCATAGATTCTAAAGGTGATGTTGCACTATTAACATTAGATGGATTAAATTTCCAAGGTTTATATGTTGAACGTGATGATACACCAGTTTCAGAGGATTGAATTGTTGGTAATTCAGATGAAGTAGCACTTGATTTTGATTTTGTATTGTCTCTTGTTAAAAATGTTGATAATTTATTATAAAAACTATTATTAGTTTGAGTTGAAACTTTATCATCAGCACCACCAATTACATCAATTATATTGATAAATTTAGGAGGTTCTATAGATGTTTCAGTTAAATCTAATACGGAAGTATTTTTTTTAGATTCTTCAGAAGTTTCTCCACCAATTTGACTATTTTTTAATATTTTATTCATAATTTTTGAAATATATTCTGATGAATAAGTATTTACTAAATTATCAATTTGATAATCTCCTGAATTAGAATTATTAGACAATTTTTGTAATATTTGTATATTTTTGTCATTTGAATTATTAATAATTTTATTAAAAATTATTTTAAAGTCGGATTTGGTAATTTTCATTAGTATATATATTATATAGAATAAATATTATTTGAAATCTTTAAATATTTTTTTTTTTAAATTTAAAGATAAAATATATATATGAATAATGTCAGAAATTATACTAAAAAAAAAAAGAGGTCGCAAACCCAAAAATTATAATAATATTTTACCAAAACTAGATGTTAAATTAACAGATGAAAATGTTAATACAGAAGATGAAAAAATTATATTTCACTTACCAATAACTATAGATGAAATAAATAATCAAGATAATACTTTATTTATAAAATCAGAAAAAGACATTAAAAATCTTAGTGATAAGTTTAATTTACAAAAAATTAAAACTTCTGAAGAATCAGATTCTACTGAAACATTAAAATCATCAGCAATGAATATTAGTAGCAATAAATTTTTATTAAATAATAATGTTAATAAAATATCAACTCATTGTTTAAAATTTAATAAAAATACTAAATGTTGGTGGTGTAGAAATAATTTTAGTTCATCACCATGTGAATTACCAGAAGATTATTTTAATGATACATTTTATTGTATTGGTCATTTCTGTAGTTATAATTGTATGAAATCATATAATTTAGATTTAAATGATTCATTATCATCAAAAAGAGAATCATTAATGAATTTATTATATTATCAAACCTATTCCTCATATAAATTTATAAATCCAGCACCTCATTGGATGTGTTTAGAAGAGTATGGTGGTAATTTAAGTATAGAAGATTTTAGAGAAAATTCATTAATTAATTCAAAAGAATATCTTGTTTTACATCCTCCACTAATATCTAGACAAATGCAAATTGAAGAATCTTATAAATTATCTAAATTAAAAGAAGTTCCAATTGATAAAGTAAATAAAATTTACTCAGAAATTGATTCTGATTATGTTATTAAGAGATCTAAACCTATTCAATCATCTCAATTAAATTTAGAGACAACTATGGGATTAATTAAAAAAAAACCATCAAAATAGTGTTATCAATCTAAATTAAAAAAATTATCTTTTTCACTATATTTATATGCTTGATATTCATCTATTAAAACTTTATCACTATATCCTAGGTTTTTAAGAAAAGTAATAATTTTATTTTTTTTACTAACTTTCATATTATTCCATTCCTTATCAATTTTTTGTTTATATTTTTTATTAAAATAATATTTAGCATGTAATTTTTCATGTAAAAAAGATTCAGAATCATAAATACCAATAACATATTCAATATTATTTTTTTTTATAAAATTATAAATACGATCTGTTTTTTTTACAAAACTAGCAGGAAAATTATGTCCTTCTAAATTTGATAATCCTTCATATCTGTAAGATATTTTACCAAGTTCTTCATTCATTAATTTTTTATTACTAAATCTTAAAATTAATAATTTTGGATTATTTTTGTCTATTTCATAATTAAATGATGAGTTTTCTAAAAAAACTATAAACAATACTATTAGTAAAATAATTTTAGTAATAGTAATTCTATCCATTATACATAATTTATAAATTAAATAATTATTTTGGTATTGTATTTTCACCAACAAATTTCACTTCCACAAATATTTTTGGCTCTTGTCTTTGTCCTTCGGTTTGAAGAAAAGTGATAATCTTTTGATGATCCTCCTTTGATGAATCATTCGTTGTACTTCTAAACATATAATATGGAGTTGATTCATATTCGCATGAAAATTTGTAATCAATATCAGCAAATGCACGCGTGAGTAATTGTTTCGTAGCTTCAACACCACCAAAACTAATGATTCCAAATCTGGTTAAAAGTGGTTGATCTTTTTTGAATGTTTTTTTCTTGTGTAATTCAAGAACTCTTTTACCAAAAGTTTCATCAAGCCCAGACTCTTGTACCCATTTACCAAGATCATCAATGTTGTCATTAAAATATTTCCAAATACTAACGTCATCGTCTTCATTTTCTTCTTGATTGTACTCACGACGATGATGATCAATTGGATGAACAAATTTAGTCCAAATTTCATGATAATCGTATTTATGAAGAATGCTCATGGATTTCATAAAACTTTCCATTTGTTTATTCTCCTGAAATGAAGCCAAAAGTTTTTCTTGAAGATTACCTGAATCTGAATCTTTAACACCTTCATCCAAGTAAGCAAGAGACAACTGACAAATTCGTGCATCTACATCGACACTTTCAACACGTGCAACCATCATTTTGTCCAGAGGTACTAACTTATTTAAATTTGGACGGCGTTTTTTGGTAACATCGCTATTATTCATCATTGCTCTACAATTGTATTCTTGTAATTGTCCAACAAAGAAACCATCTCCTTGTTCAGTAAATTTGACAAGAACAAGTTCACCTTCTGAAGGTTCAGTAACTGAATAGTACTGAGTATTAGTATTCAATAATTCTGCTTGAGCTGACATTAAATGATGATATTTATAATTTAGTATTAAAATATTCAATTTTTTTTAATAAAAAATTATATCGTAAGACAATTTTTTTTAATAAAAATTATATCGTAAGACAATTTTTTTTAATAAAAAATTATATCTCTAATATATATATGTTTAAATTCATTATAATTATCATATTTTTATTTATTATTCTAAAATATTTTAACAAAAGAAATATAAAACATTGTAATGATCAAGTTCCAAAAATAATATGGTCCTATTGGGATACTGAAGAAGTACCTGAAATTGTTAAACTATCAATAAAATCATGGAAAAAAACATCACCAAATTATAAAATTAATTTTACAAATCAAAAAAATATTGAACAACTTATATCATTACCTAAATATTGGAAAACTTTACCACCCTATCGTCAAGCTGACATAATCCGATTGCTTTTAATAGAAAAATATGGAGGTGTTTGGATAGATTCATCTACAATTCTTTTAGAGAGTTTGGATAAATTTATTTCTAAAGATAACCTAACATTTTTTATAACTCCACAATCTAACCTAAAAAATCCAGTTCTTGAAAATTGGTTCTTTTCAGCACCTCCCAATAATAAAGTAATAAAAATGTGGACGGAAGAAGTATTAAAGGCTTTACCAAATCAAAAAGAATATATAAATAAATCAAGTGATTACAACAAAAAATCTATTGGAAATTTAATTAAAATAAACTATCTCATTTGTCATTTAGCACTAAAGAATATATATGAGAAGAATAAATCATTATTTAATAAAGCAAAAATATATGTTAGTAATGATACTGCATGGTATTATCTAAATAATACTCCAAATATGAAATATCTATTTAAGAGAAAATTTGATAAAAAACGACTTATGGTAAAATTAACAGGCTATCATCGTAAAAAAGTCGATTTAAAATATTTTGATAAAAGTTTGGTTGAATAATCATTAGCTTTAATATCATGATATTTTTATACATCTATTTCATTAGTTAAAATATTAGTTTGTATTTGTGTAATTTTTTTATTATCTTTAATATTTTTTGATTCATCATATATTAAATTTTTAACTTGATCAATTTTATAAAGTTTATAGTTTTGAAACTTTTTATTATTGTTATTTTCTACAACCATTTCAGTATAATCATCATTTATTTTATCTATTAGTTCTTCTATTTTTTGAACAATTTTTGGATTAAGTTTTTCTTTATATTCATCAAGTGAAATTTCAATGCTATATATGTGATTATCTATTAACTCTGTAATAGCTGTATTCTTTTTAGTAGTAACAAATTTATTGCCATCAAATATATATGCCAAATCATCGCGTAAATTAGTTATTAAAATATTTTGATATTCGGGTCTAGCATCATTAAAATGGATTCTCTTAATTGATTCTTCTAAAGATAGAAATCTAGCTTCTAGTATTTTTAATTTTTCTTTTTGGTTTAATATTTGATTGATATTTTCATTCCCAAATTTAATTATATTTATGTTATTAACAGTTCCTAAATTAACATTATTTGAATCACCGTTTATGTTTTTAATAAGATTTTTATTAATTTTCTCTAAAGTTTTAGGATGAACCTTAGATTTTTTTAATAATTCCATAAGCATACTTTTAATTTCTGCATTTTCTTTTTTTAATTCTAGTATTTCTTCATCTTTATCCAATTTAATATTTTTATTAGATAAATTACATTTTTGTTCATGTCTCCATTTTGAATGTCTATTAGCTAATATTTTAAAACAATATTTACATTCTAATATATTTTCATCTGAATGGTAACTTTTGGTAACATTTTTGGTAACAATTTTTTCTTTACTAGATTTTTTGGTAACATTTTTGGTAACATTATGGATATTATGTTTAATACGTCTATGATTACTTAGACTTTGAATTGAAGAATAATATTTATCACATATTTCACAATGAAATTCTTTGAGATCAATTTCATCCATATAAATAAATATAGATTTTATTCTTTAATTAATTTTTATTTTTCCACATTTTTTTACACATTTTTTACACATTTTTTACACATTTTTTACACATTTTTTACACATTTTTTACACATTTTTTACACATATAAAACTAGCGAGAGAGAGAGACGGATTTAAAACCTGGATATTTAAAAAAATTTGGAATATAATAAAATTTCAAACATCAAATTCTTTTGGTTGCGATTTTTTAGTAGGTTTTTTAGTTTTGGTTTCTTTAGTTAAATCAATAGAACTTTCAATAGAAACTTGTAATTTTTCAGGTTCTGTTTTACGAGTTTTTGGTTTTATAATTTTATCATTAACATTATTGGTATAAAAATAAGCCCCTTGTAAGAAACTATCAGCTAAATCATCTTTCTTTTTATGTGAATTAAAATGTTTTTGCCAATCTGGTAAATGATTTGTTAAATCTAAACAATATTTGATTCCCAAACTTTTGGTTAATTTATATGCTTTGGTATCATCTGTACTTTTGGCTTTAATTAATTGCTTTGTATCTCCTTCATCAGCTAATTTAAGTTTATTAGAAGGTGACATAAATTTGACTTGAGTTATGTTAGATTTAGTAACTGATTTATCTATGATTCCTCTAATTAAATAATAATCATAAAGTGTAGAAGCTATTGATTTCATTCTTGGATTTTTAAATGATGGTTGATTTTCAATAACAACATAATCCGCTGAAAGTAAATTTGATCTTTTCTCTAATTCCATCATTAAACCATATTTAACATCATCAAAATTTAATGTAGTTGAACTTTTTAATTTAAAGTTTTTTAATTGAGATCCTTTAGTTTCACTAGTATGAATTTGTTTAGCATGTGTCTTACAATAATAACATTCAGTATCTATTTTATAACAACTAGCAGTTTTACCACATGTTTTATTTTTAGTTTCATGACCACATAATACTTTTTCTTTATTTTTAGGAATTTCTTTAAAACAATCTTCAAATTGTTGAATAGTTACATCTACTTTTTTACCATGAGTTTTACAATAATATTTTATTTCACCATTTACTGTATTTGATAATTTTGCTTTAGCACCACAATGACATTTTTGTTCATCTCGATTAGTTAAATCTATGTTATTCCAATCAATTACATACCAATCTATTTTATTTGTTCCGTCTGATTTGATAAATTCTTTTTTAGTTAATAAACAATAGGAAAGATGTATAACACCTACATCAAATGATAAAATTACAGGAAATTTTTTAGATTCATGAGTCATTATATTAATAGTTAAAAAATCATTTTGTTAAACCAAAATTAAAAAATTGATATATAAAATAAATACAATTATATATAATTATATAATGTCTGGTAAATTAGAATTGATAATTGGTCCAATGTTTTCAGGAAAATCAACTGAATTAATTAGACGGATTAGACTTTTACAAAAAATTGATAAAAAAGTTCTAGTAACTAAACCTCAAATAGATATAAGATATAATCAAGATAAAATTACTTCACATAATTATGAATCTGTTGATTGTAAAGTATTATTAAGATTAGATGAAATATGTGATGATGATATTTTAAATTATGATACAATTATTGTAGATGAAGGACAGTTTTTTCCTGATTTAGTAAATACTATAACAAGATGGGTTAACAATTATTCAGTTAATATCATTGTTGGTGGTTTAGATGGAGATTTTCAAAGAAAACCAATAGGTCAAATCTTAGATTTAATTCCAATGGCTGATAAATGTGTTAAATTAAATTCATTATGTAATATGTGTAAAGATGGTACAGAAGCACCATTTAGTTTTAGATTAGTAAAATCAAATGATATTGTATTAGTAGGTGGTTCTGAATCATATATTCCTGTATGTAGAAAACATTTTATTAATTTATCAAAATAAAAAATTTTAATCTAATATTTATATATATGTCAAAATCTGGTAAAACATCTGATATAATAGAAATTAATTATAATGATAGTAAGCAATTCATAGCTCAAATAAAAGAAGAACTACGAGCACTACAAAAATTAAATGAACTAAATGAAGAGCAAACTAAAAGAAAAAAAGAACTTGAAAATACAGAACTCCTAAGACAAGAACGTAAAGCCGAAAGAAAAAAAGAACTTGAAGAAGAAAGAATAGCAGCAGAAAAAAAGGCTGAAGAAGAAAGAATAGCAGCAGAAAAAAAGGCTGAAGAAGAAAGAATAGCAGAAGAAAAAAAGGCTGAAGAAGAAAGAATAGCAGCAGAAAAAAAGGCTGAAGAAGAAAGAATAGCAGCAGAAAAAAAGGCTGAAGAAGAAAGAATAGCAGCAGAAAAAAAGGCTGAAGAAGAAAGAATAGCAGTAGAAAAAGAAGCCAAAGCTGAAGAAGCGATAAAAGCTAAAACTGAAAAAGAAGCTGAAAAAGCAAGAATAGCAGCAGAAAGAGAAGCAAAAAGACTAGCAGATGCAGAAGCTAAAAGACAAGCCGAAGAAGCAGCTAGAGCTGAAAGAGAAGCAAAAAGACTAGCAGAAGCAGAAGCTAAAAGACAAGCAGATGCAGAAGCTAAAGCCCAAAAAGAAGCAAATGCAGAAGCTAAAAGACAAGCAGATGCAGAAGCTAAAGCCCAAAAAGAAGCAGAAGCAGAAGCTAAAAGACAAGCAGATGCAGAAGCTAAAGCCCAAAAAGAAGCAAATGCAGAAGCTAAAAGACAAGCAGATGCAGAAGCTAAAGCCCAAAAAGAAGCAGATGCAGAAGCTAAAAGACAAGCAGATGCAGAAGCTAAAGCCCAAAAAGAAGCAAATGCAGAAGCTAAAAGACAAGCAGATGCAGAAGCTAAAGCCCAAAAAGAAGCAAATGCAGAAGCTAAAAGACAAGCAGATGCAGAAGCTAAAGCCCAAAAAGAAGAACAAAACAGAAAAGAAAAAATCGAAAAAAAAATTAATGATTGTATAAATATATTAAAAGCAATAGGTGATAAAGACCCTTCATCTAAACAAATAATTGAAAATATTAAAAGTAAATTAGAAAGTGCTAAAAAAACTATCAATGCACAACATAATAACCTTATTTGTAACCCAGTAGCTAAATCACCAGCTAAATCAGCAGAACCTAAACCAGCAGCAGACGCAAAACCTACATCACCAAAAGCTACAACAGACAAAGCAATGTCACCTCAAGGTAAAAAAGAAGAACAAAACAGAAATGAAAAAAACAGAATAGAAAAAATCGATAAAAAAATTAATGATTGTATAAATATATTAAAAGCAATAGGTGATAAAGACCCTTCATCTAAACAAATAATTGAAAATATTAAAAGTAAATTAGAAAGTGCTAAAAAAACTATCAATGCACAACATAATAACCTTATTTGCAACCCAGTAGCTAAATCACCAGCTAAACCAGCAGAACCTAAACCGGTAGCTAAATCACCTGCTAAACCAGTAGCAGATAAAGCAGCAGCAGATAAAGCAGCAGCAGATAAAGCAAAAGCAGATAAAGCAAAAGCAGATAAAGCAGCAGCAGATAAAGCAAAAGCAGATAAAGCAGCAGCAGATAAAGCAGCAGCAGATAAAGCAAAAGCAGATAAAGCAAAAGCAGATAAAGCAGCAGCAGATAAAGCAAAAGCAGATAAAGCAAAAGCAGATAAAGCAGCAGCAGATAAAGCAAAAGCAGATAAAGCAAAAGCAGATAAAGCAGCAAAAGATAAAGCAGCAAAAGAAGCAGCAGCAAAAGCCAAAGCAAAAGGAAAAGAAAAATATTTGAAATATAAAATGAAATATTTACAATTAAAATATTTACTTGAAAATGGTAAAATTAATTAGATTTTTTTCTATGAATTTTAATTTCTTGTTCATTTAATTCTTTTAAATATCTAATACCTTTAAATGTTATTTTTTTTTTTACTGGACTTATAATTCTTTGATTGAATTCCATATTTACTGGTGAATAGGCATAATCTAAAAAATCACCTTTATTAGTTGTTTTATTCATATTTATATTATAGAAAAAAATAATTAATATAAAAAATTGAAATTTATATTTAAAGATTTAATTCTTTAAATATATAACTATGTCAATTAAATCTAAATGGGATACTTTTGAGTTTACAGATTATTTAAATGTTGATAAAAAGGAAGTTAAAAACTTGCCTAATGGAATCAGCATTAGCACAATGTGTGCATCATGTAAATTAAATACTAGGTTAAATATACCTAATATCGAAAAGTATTTATTATTAAATCCAGATGATGTTTTAACAGTTAAAAAAAGTAAAGAAGTTATGCGGACTTTAATTGCTGTTAAAAATAAACCTAAAAGAATGAAAAAACTGGATACAAAAACAAAACAGAAAGATACTTCAAAAAATCATTTTTATAATCAAGTTACAGTAGTTGTTCGTGTTACACATGGTCAAGTTAAAGATCTAAATGAAGCACCTAAAATTAATATGAAATTATTCAGAAATGGATCAGTTCAAATGTCTGGTTGTAAATCAATCAAAAATATCAACATTGCATTAAATAAACTTATTTCTAAATTAAAAGAAGTTAAGGCTAAGATTGAAGATAGTAAAATTGTAGAAAAAACGTTTATTGATGAACCTGATCTAATTACAGTGAAAGACTTCAAAATTGATATGATTAATTCTAATTATCAAGTTTCTATGCAAATTGATCGCGATAAATTATATAATTTATTAATTAAAAAGAAAATTAAATCATCATATGAACCATGTATTAGAGCATGTGTTATCATTAAATATGTTCCAACAGTAGAAAACATTGAACAGAAAGAAGTTAGTGTTTTTATATTTCAGAAAGGTAATATCATAATTACTGGTGCAAGATCTCAAAGTCATGTATTATCAGCTTATAATTATATGAATGAAATTTTATTGACTCATAAAGATGAAATTATTAAAAAAGATGAAAAAGAAGAAGAAGAATTAATTTTAGATATTTATCAAGATATCCTAAAAGAAATCAATGTTGGTTTAATTAAAGTTTAGATAAATTAATAATATAAATTATTAATTTAATAATCTTCTCCTCGTGAAAATACTATTTTATCATCATCTCCTATATAAACGGTATGTTCATATTGTGCAGTCCAATCATTTTTATTAGCACATAGAGGTGGATATGCATGAACATAATTATGATTAGCAAGTATTTTTAAATTAGTTTTATAATTAGGTTGATTATTTAAATATCTATCTGTAAATGGTAATGTTTTGAACTTTTTGTTAATATCATATAATAGTTTTTTTGTTGTATCTAATTTAATTTTACCAATACTATTAGTCATATTTGGATTAATTCTATATATTGTACATTCACCTGATTCATTAACTATATTTGTTCCAGTAGAGCCAAAAGTTTCAACTGCATATACTCCTTCTTTAAATCTATAATTATTTGGTAAACTATCTTTCATATCTACAGATGGTAAAAACATTCCTCCGTGAATTATACCTTTTATAATATTATGTCCACCTAAATTACTAATTGCTTTTACTGGACAAATTTTTCCATTAATTGTAACTTCATATGATTCCATTACTTCTTGAATATCTTTACCCCAATCTCCAATATCAACATCTATACCTATATTTTTAATACCAGTATTTGTTGCATCATTCACAGCCATTAATAAATTATCATATTTAGGATCAAAACAAATTGTAAATGCAGAATCTATAATCCATCCATTAGCTTCAGTTCCAAAATCTATTTTCAAAATATCATCTTTACCTAATTTTAATGAATCATTCGGTTTAGGATGAAAATGAGCTGCACATTCATTTACTGATAAACCTACAGGAAATCCAATTCCTTTGTTAATTGATTTAGATTGATCACATAATTCTTCAGTTTTCACTTCAATAATTTTAGCTATTTCTTCAAAACTTATACCAGGTCTTAAATAGGGTTGTAAAAATCTTCTTACTTCTTTATGAATAGAAGCCGCATATTCTAATGATTTAATAGTATCATTATTTGATGGATATTCATTAAATATTTCAATTTGATTAAAAATTGGTTTGACTCCTCTTAATTCACTATATATGTTCTCATATTTTCCAAAAGCTTTATACATTTTTTTGGTGATATATATCATTAACTAGAGGATTATTCTTTAAAGTATTTATAAAATAAGGATTTACGTAATAGGATGATGTTTCAATAACTGGCTTACTCATAGAATAAACTTTTTCTATTGTTTCTTTTGAAGTAGTTGGCATTACACTATGATCTAAAGGTTTGTGTGGATTTGAAACATAAGAAAATACATCTTTTTTATCATTAAATCTAACATTTTCAGCATCAAGATATGGACCATTTAAATCTCCTTTACCATTTGGTGTACGATTATATGTAGATATTTCACGTCTTTCATCAATTGTCATATTATTAGCAGCTTGATTGGATATTTGTCCATCAATTTCTCCATGAATACCACCTGTATAATCTTTTAATAAAGTAGTTTGTTTAATAGTAACTTTGGCTTGTTCATTAATATCTTTTGTATAATTTCCCATATTTGAATTATTCATTCTACCAGCTGGTGTAGAATAAACTGTTGTTTGTTTAATAGTAGGTTTAGCATTATATTCATTATCTTTAACATAAGTTGACTCTTTATTATTAGAATTAATATGACCAATATATTTTGTATTCTCAGTTTGTTGTCTTATTGTTGGTTTAGCTATTTCATCTAAATCTCTAACATAAATAGATTCATGATTCTTATCATTTGCATGACCAATAAATTTTGTATTTTCTGTTTGTTGTCTTATAGTTATTTTAGCTACTTCATCTAAATCTCTAACATAAGTAGCTTCATGATTTTTATTATTTGCATGACCAATAAATTTGGTTTCTTCTGTTTGTTGTCTAATGGTTGATTTAGCTTCATCGTCTTTATCTCTAGCATAAGCTATTAGTGCTTTTGAAGGATTTCCTGTTTGTCTATTAGATATGATTGTAGTTTGTTTAATAGTTGGTTTGGCATCATCTTGTAAACTGGTATAAACTAATTCATTTTCACCTCTAATATTTTTCTCAGATGGCATAAATAATACAGTTTGTTTTATAGTAGATTTAGCAGCATCTTCATTATATACTCTAGTTTGTTTTTCTTCTCCTCTAGTATTACTAACTAAATTATAATTAGTGTCGGGTCTTAATGTCATCTTAGCAGGATCTTCATTATACACTCTAGTTTGTTTTTCTTCTCCTCTTGTGTTACTAATAATATTATGAGAAGTACCTGGTCTTTGGGTCATTTTAGCAGGATCTTCATTATAAACTCTAGTTTGTTTTTCTTCTCCTCTTGTGTTACTAATAATATTATGAGAAGTACCAGGTCTTAATGTCATTTTAGCAGGATCTTCATTGTAAACACGAGTTTGTTTTTCTTCTCCTCTTGTGTTACTAATAATATTATGAGAAGTACCAGGTCTTAATGTCATCTTAGCTGCATCTTCATTATAGACTCGAGTCTGTTTTTCTTCTCCTCTAGTATTACTAACTAAATTATGATTAGTACCAGGTCTTAATGTCATCTTAGCTGGATCTTCATTGTAAACTCGAGTTTGTTTTTCTTCTCCCCTTGTGTTACTAATAATACTATGATTGGTACCAGGTCTTAATGTCATTTTAGCTGTATCATTTTCATCACGCGCTTTAACATGTTTAATTTCAGAAGTAGCTCCAAGTAAAGGATTATTAGAACTTTGAGTTTCTCTATTTGTAGTAGGTAAAACCATATCATTAGAAAATATATAATTTCCTTTATCATTATTGTTTGAGACACCAATATTATTATCACCATAAATCATTAGTTCTCTAGCAGTAGTTAATGGAATATCTTTATAATCAATAGTATAATTACCTCCAGTTGCATTAGAAACTAGACCTTCGTATTCATAATTAGTAGTTACCCTTTGATTTTCATAATTTTTATATGATTTAGCATTAGTCATAACTGGTTTATTATTTACTTCAACAGTTGCATGAGTAAAATCATTATAATAAGTTTCTCTTTTACCTGGTTCAAATCTCGTTTTTGATTTATCTGGACCATTACCTCGATTAGAATTAATTGCTGGACCAGGTTTATAATTTTCAGTTTCATTTCTTTGAGTTCTAATATCAGTAAATGTTCCCGTTTGTTTAGGACCTTCAATATTAGATTTAGTAGCAACCAAATCACTAAATTTAGTTTCTCTATAATCAGGTAATTTATATTTTGTTAATTTAGGATCAGGACCTCTTAATTCTCCTTTTTTAATTGTTTCTAAAGGTTTATTTTCATATGTTACTTTTTGATTAATATCACTTCTTAATGCATCAACATTTCTAGGATTAACACGATAGACTGAATAATTACCTTCTTGATTTTCAAAACCAAGACCAGGTCTAACTTTAACATTATTTTCAAATGGTAAATTTCCAAAATTATTTTTACTTGATGGTAAATATCTTTTTTGTAATTCATTGGTAACAACTGGCATTCCATTTATCCAGGTTAAATCTGGCATAGGTTTAAATAAAGGTACTTTTTCTTTCTTAGCTACATACAATGGATTTATACCACTAAAAGCTTCTAACTTTCTTTGAGATCTATCAGCATTTATAGAAAAATCTCTTCTGGAAGTATTTGGTACCATATTATTATGAGTAAATTTATCATTACTAACAACATCATAGTGCATATCTGTTTCTTGAAACATAGAATAACCATTTACAAAATCTAAATTTCTTTGGAGAGATGTATTCATTCCTTCAATAGTTTTATATGATTCATTAATACCTACTGGTTCATCTATATTGTCTAATCTTAGATCATCAAATTGTTTAAGAAATTCTGGTTTTCTATAATTTTGTCTAACTTGTTGTCTCTCAATCATATTCATTTGATTTTCTAAATTAGAATCATAATTTAATTCTATTTTTTTTGATTTTGATCTAGGTTGTGCTAATGAGCCTAATAAAATACTTGACATATTATTATTATTAGATACATTTTATTTTTATACAACTAAACAAATATATTCTTAATTATTTATTATTTACATAGCACACATATCTTTAGCTGTTGGGATTTCTTTTGGTAATGCTTCACCTTTATCCCAAGCTTCTTGAGTGGGCATTTTATAAATATCTTTAGAATGTAATCTAGAATTTAATCCAATTCTATCATTTGATTCTTGAACATGACATTGTGGATTCACATGTAAATAAGGTTCGACTTGGTAGCTAGTAGTACTCATTGAACGATAGTTATCAATTGGATGGGTAAATCTGGTATCTTCACGAGCTAGTTTTTTAGAGCACACAGGTTTGTGATGAACTTTATGTTTTCCAATAGGAGTTTTGTTATCATTGCACTGATTTAATAATTGATTTCTCCAAGATAGCTGTGATTCTATTTCAGCCATCCCTTTATATCCAAAATCTGTTGGTTTTCTAGCTAATGAAACATCTGCTTTGCTTCCAACTGGTCCATCATATGATAAACATTGTGAACAATTTTCAGCATAAGGAGCATATAATCTATAATCGCCAGGTGCTGTACTTCTTCCCATTTGAAGATTGTATGCACAACTATCATATTTAGTTCTATTAAATGACATAGTCTATATACAATAAGAATAGATATTTTTATATTTTTTTAAATTTATATAAATCAAAAAAAATAATTAAAAGTTTATTTTCTTGTTACCCTACAAACATTAAGACCTAAATTCTTTTCATTTAACATATTGTTTTTTGGTTTTACTAAATTACTAGGAGTAATGTGATGAATACTTTCACACATTCTTGCAGGAGATAATTCAGGGTAGTTAAATCCTTTTTTGGGGTTAAATTTTAATTGAGGGCATAATGTTCCTGGTCTGTTTAAACCATATAATTCACTTTCAACATCAGCTCTTGGACCAAATTCAAGAATATTAGTAAATTGACCAACTGAACATTGTTTGCAATTTTCATATTTACCCTTAAATAAATTGTATTCTAATGGACCTGTACTTTCTTTTATTTCAGTAGCATAAGCACACTTGTCATAAATTAAGCGATTAGAACTCATAGCTATATATATTTAATTAGAAAAAAATATAATTTTTTTAGATTTTATTTTAACTAAACTTTTATTTTAGAAATCCATTGTAAAACTATTATTTGAATTAAACCTTCTGGAATTATTTCAGGTTTTATATAACTTAAATATAAATACTCTTGTAATTCTTTTTTTAATACACTTGTATTTATTTTAATTCTATTTTTTAAAATTTTTAAAATTATAAATTTTATTTCAAGACTAATTAGCCAATTTAAACTTAAATTATTATTATAATCAATAAATGGAACTAAATTATATAATAATATTTCTATTTTATTTAATGGACAACCTAATTTAAATATTAAATCATTTGATAATTCTTCTTTTATAATACTTATAAATGTATTTCTCTTTTCTTGATCAAAATCATTTACTATACAATTTAATTTTTTTATAAAAGTCTCAAATGATATTTTTTTTATTGAAATAGTACTATTTTTAGGATTACAATATTCTAATTCAATTTCTTGTTCTTTATTTATATATTCAAATATAAAATCTAAATGATTTATATTAGTAGATAATTTTGTATTATCCATAATTATTTTCTGTAAAATTATTATATCTATTTGATTACCCTTATTAAAATATTTTTTACCATCTCTAAAATCTAAATGTTTTTTCATATTAGCACCACAATAAGTTAAATAATTTATCATATTTGGATCTTTCTCTAAACAAGCAAATTCTAATAAAGTATGACCATATTTATTTGTTTTATCTATTCCAGCACCTAATTTAAATGCATGTTTTAAAAATGTTGTATCTCCAAATTTAATTGCTAAATGTAAAGGAGTTTGACCATTTTCATCTAAGATATCAAAATTACATTGACCATATTCAAAATTTTTTAAATAATCAACTTGACCTGTTTCTATAATTTCAAATAAAGCATTATCTTGTGATTCATCTATTTTATTTTTTTTAGTAGAAGGTTTGTCTAAAGTTGCTTCAATTGCTAATACTAAATATTTACTGCATTCGTTTTCAGTTTCATCTATTATTCCCTGATATTCTTGATTTAATTTATTTTCATCTTTTAAATCATTTAAAATTTTAATACATTGTTTAAAATAATCATATGATTTGTCTATATCACTATCATAATATTTTTTAGCTGTTAGATATGATTTTAAACATTTTTTTATTTTGATATTATCCATATTATATTTAATATAAAAATAATTTTTATACGAAACCCATTAATATTTAAATTTTATAGTTTTAGTACGTTCATCATTTTCTATAGGATTTGGATTTCTCATTGTATTAACTGTTAATTGATTTTGTTTTCTAGTTGACTCTCCTCCTCTTGGTATTGTCATTACTACATGATTTGGATCTTGAAAGTTTCTATCTAAATACTGAAATTGAAAATCAAAAAATTGCTGAGCTTCTTTTTCTTGTTTAAATTCTTTAGTGTAATGTCTAGAAGCATCACCGTTTCTTATATCATTTGAAATATTTAAATTACCAAAACCCCTACCTGGTCCAACATCTCTATTATTATAATAAAAACCTGTTTTTTGATTTTTATCTTTTCTCAGGTTATTTTCATAATTTATATTATAATCAGATGGATGAAAACTATTTTTTAATTTTAATTGAGTTTTATCTTTTGAATTAATTGATGGAGTTATTAAATCTGTTTCACAATCAATTGCATCAGATTTTGTAATTATATTTTTGTGATGTCCTGGTACATCTTCACTTGGATCTCCTCTAATAAAAAATTTATTTTTAACATATTTTTCTTCAACTTGTTTATTTTCTAAATCTACGTTATAATAATAACTCATTATATTAACATATATTTTTATTTTTAAGTAATTATAACATCATATCATTTTCAAATTTAATTGATGTTAATCTACCTCTGTGATAAGTTGGATCTCTTATTTTAAGACAGTTTTTACCTTTTGTTTTGCATTTACCACTATTTCCAAAACACCATTTAGCAAAACCTTTTTGATCATTTACTATTTCTGTATTTGGCATTGTGTAAAAATTTCTATCTGATATAAATTTACCCCAAATATCAGAACTATCTGAATATACATGAGATCTAAATTCTTTTCTCATTTCATCTTTTGAATCTTCATATCTACAAGCTTTAGGTCTGTCTGGTTTTTCCATTAAATCACCTAATGTATAATTCATAAATGGATTTTGCTTTGTTGGTTTAGTACAGTTTTTTGGATCTTGTTTATCTGATACTGATGCAAAATTTTCAGTAGTTCCTAAAAATAAACTAATAATTAGTATAACTACACCAAGTGATAACCATTTTTTATCTTGATTAAATATTATTAATAAAATTGAAAAGTAAATTGCAAATCTAGCTAATGAATTTATTTTTTCTATTCTCGTTAAATTTTTATTTGGGAAAAACTGGTCATAGTTTTCAAATAATATTTTTGGATTACGATACCATAATTCTGTCATTTAATTATAGAATACTAGATTTTTTTTATTGTTATTAAAGTGATTTAAGGAGATTTTAATATTTATTAATATTAACTATGAAGAATAAAAACTATTCTTGGGTTGAAAAATATAGACCCGAAAATTTAAATGAAATTAGTGCACAAACTAATGTTATTAAATCTTTAAAATCCGCAATGCTTACTAAAAATATACCACATCTGATATTTTTTGGTCCTTCTGGTTGTGGTAAAACATCTACTATCTTAGCTTTATCTAAAGAACTTTTTGGTTCTGAAAATTATACAGATCGTATTATTGAATTAAATGCTTCTGATGAAAGAGGTATTAATGTTATTAGAGAAAAAATTAAAACATATGCAAAACAATCAATTAAAAATATTAAAGATGCACCACCGTGGAAAATCATTATATTAGATGAAGCTGATACAATGACATCTGATTCTCAATTTGCTTTAAGACGAATAATGGAACAATATTCAAAAATAACAAGATTTTGTATCATATGTAATTACCATAATAAAATAATCGATCCAATAATTTCAAGGTGTTCTTTATTTAGATTCAAGCCAATAGAATCAACTGAAATAATTGGAAAATTAAAATTTATTTGTGAAAAAGAAAAATTTAATTGTCAAGAGAAATTATTAGAAAAAATTGTTGGAATTTGTAGAGGTGATTTAAGAAAAGCTATTAACTTATTACAAAAATGTTTTAATTCTTATGGTGATAAAATAAATGAAGAATTATTAGATGAAATGTCGGGTATGATTCCATTAGAAAAATTTCATTGTTTAATGGAATATGTTTTAAAGAAAGATATACCAAAAGTCGATTTGACTATTAATAAATTATTTTTGGAAG